GCGTTCGGCTCGGCGACGGCGCTCAGCCTCACCTCCACGCCGACGACGTGGACGGTGGACTGCCGCACCGAAGGGCACCCGGCGCACGACCGTGCGTATCGCGCGTGGATGACGGGCCAGCTGCGGCGGTTTCTGCTCAACGGCTTCGGCGCGCAGGCCGCGATCGAGTTGACCGTCACGGTCGAAGCGGGCGACACGCAGGACGGCACGCCGCCCGACCAACTCATCATGGGACCGCCGCCCGTGGTCCTCGATCCGCAGTTACTCAGGAGCTAACCGTGGCGAATGCCCTGTACGACACCTTCAAGCAGGCGCTGCTCAACAAAGAGCACAACCTCGACACCGACAGCGTCATCGCCTCGCTGGTGCGCAAGTCCGGCACCGATACCGGCGGGACGTATACGTTCTCTGCCGCGCACACCAGCAAGACGAATCTGGGCACGACGGTGGCCGACTCGTCGACGCTCGGGTCCTCAACGATCACGAATGGGGTGTTCGATACGGCCGACTTTTCGTGGTCGTCGGTGACGACGGGCGCCCAGGTCTCGATCGTGGCGCTGTGGAACGACACGCCGACGACGCCGACCGCCGACCCGATCATCGTCTACTACGACACGGGGATGACTGGAATGCCAGTAACCCCAAACGGCGGGAATATCAATTTCACCGTACATGCGAGCGGGTGGTGGGCGCTCTAGATGGCTGATGTCTCCGTCGACGCTACGGTTAGTACCGGCACCGCGCGGGGGATGCGGTCGCTTGTCTTTACGAGCGACCTGATCGGGTATTGCTTCTATATCGACGCGACCGTTGGCGACTTCGGCTATAGCAAGACCACCGACGGGGGCGCGACCTGGGGCGCGTTCCAGGTGATGCTCGGTCCGGGCGTCGCGCCGGGGGTCATTGCCTTCGATGTCTGGTATGACCGCTGGACGCCGGGCGACACGGGCACCAAGATTCACCTCTGGACCTTTGATGCGACCGCGGACGATGTCAATTACAACGACTTCCAGACGGTCGGGGATGTCTTCGGGACGATCACGGCGAACCCATTGACCGGTGCCTCCGCCGTGGCGGGCCGGGGGGCGTTTGTCTCTGGGTGCAAGACGCGCAGCGGCTATCTCTACTGCGCCTATGACATCGACGCGGGTGCGGAGCGCGGCCTGCACCGTTCAACCAACGGCGGCTCGGTCTGGAGTGCCAATCTCTCCACCACGTTCGTCGAAGCCACCCTCGACACCTGCAGCCTGTTCCCGGCGTCAGGCACTGGTGACGATAATGACTGTTGGGCGCTCTACTACGACGCCAGCGCGCTGGCGCTGACGCTCAAGCTCTGGGACAGTAGCGCCGTCGCGCAGGTCGAGTCCGCCACCATCGGTGTGGCCCACACCGATGGCGCGACGGACCTGACCGGGCAGTATGGCTACAGCGGCAGCGTGCGCCACAGTGATGGCCACCTCATCGTCGCCGCGCTCTCGGCGCGCGACGTGGCGGCCTCGACGCATCAGGTCTTCGACATCACCGATACCTCGACGATCACGACGAAGACCGCCATCGCGGCGAGTACTGACGACCACTACTATCCACAAGTCTGCATCAACCAAAACAACAACGACCTCTACGTCGCCTACAACGGTAAGCGCGACGGCACCGAAGTCCTCGACACCACGAGCAAGGTCTATTACACCAAGTCGAGCGACGGCGGGGCGACGTGGAGCGCGGGCGACACGGCCTACATGGAGGGTGCCGCGGCGGCGGTACAGCAGGTCTGGACGCCGCTCTCGGGCCTGCGCTTCTACGCGGTGTGGCGCGTGGGCACGACGCTGGTCGGGAACAAGGTCAACAGCGTCAGCCTCCCCGCGGGTTCGGCGGCGCAGGCCATCACCGGCACGACGATCGCCACCGGCAGTGTCGTGCGCGCCGGCACCGTGGTGCCAGGCCCCATAACGCGTTCCGGCACGACGATCGCCACGACCGCGCAGCTCTTCGCGGGCACGGTCGACACTGCGGGGGTCGCCCAAGCCGTCACCGGCACGACCCTCGCGAGCAGCGCCTCGGTCACCGCCGGGACCGTCGCCCCAGGCGCCGTCACGACGACCGGCGCGACGATCGGCAGTGGCGTCCTCGTCCGCGCAGGCAGTGTCGCGCCCGGTGCCGTCACGCTGACCGGCACGACCCTAACCAGCAGCGCCGTGGTGCGCGCGGGCAGCGTGACCACGCTGACGGCGGTCAGCGGCGCCACGCTGAGTTCGACGGCCACGCTCACGGCGGGCACGGTCACCACCACCACCAGCGTCACGGGCACGACGCTGGCCTCGACGCTGGGGCTGTTCCCAGGCGCGGTCAGTCTCACGACCGCCGGCACCATTGACGGCGCCTTCATACTCAACAGTGCGATTCTTCGCCCCGGCGTGGTGACGCCCGGCGCGGTCCTGGTCACCGGCGCAAGCCGCGCGAGCAGTGCGCAGCTCTTCCCCGGCGTGGTCGCGGCGGCGGCCGTCGCCGTCATCACCGACGAACCCTTTGCGTGGTTGATGTAATGCCGAGCACCCCGACCGCGACCATCTTCATGCCCTTCCACGCGCTGGACGACGTGCTGCTGCGCGGCACGCGCGCCGCACAGCCCGACGCGGCCGACGTCGTGCCGGGGACGCTCTACAGCCTCACCGACGAGGGCTTCCGGGTCGAGCGCAGTACCGGCGCCGTGTGGGAGATTTACGTCGCCGGGGGCGCGCTCGGGTCCGTCTATCTCTTCCGCGCCGATACGAGTTCGACGGGCGCTGCCGACCCCGGTGCGGGGTATCTGCGGTGGAATACCGTCGGGCAAACCGACGCCACGCTGCTCTACTTCGACTGGTTGACCACGGACGGCGTGGACGTGCATGTCATCTTTCAGTTGATGACGCCGCCCTCGCGTTTCCTGATTCAGGATGCCGATCTCGCGGTCCAGCATCAGGTCTGGGAACTGACGGCGCCCGCGGTCAACATGCCGGACTGGTTCCAGGTGCCGGTGACACTCGTCTCGTCGAGCGGCGCCGTGTTCACCAACAACCAACGGCTCGCGGTGATGCGCTAATGCCGACCGTCCCTGACATCCACCGCCGCGGCACGCGCGCCGACCAGGCGACCGTCGCCAGCCCGCCGCTGACGGTCGGCACGCTCTACTTCGTCACCGACGAGGGCACGACGGAGCGCTGGAACGGGTCCGCGTGGGAGGTCTACAGCGGTGCGGGGACGGGGTCGGCGCCGCCCCCGAGCCCGCCTGGCGCGACGCTGACCACCTACCTCGTCTCGGGGGGCCAAGTCGCCTGGGAGAGTGCGTATACGTTCCGGGTCAGCGCGGCCGACTACTACATCCTCGGCACGCGCTACGCGAGCGCCGAAGATACGGCCTCGCTCGCCGCCGCGCATGCCACGCTCGACCGCCTCGACGTCATCGCGCTCGACACGCTCGGCGCCGTCGTCGTGCTCGCGGGCACGGCGGCCTCGACGCCCAGCGAGCCCTCGGTCGACCCGGCGCAGTACCTCAAGCTCGCCATCGTCTTCGTCGCGCATGCGACGACGACGCCGGTCGACCTCCAGACGATGCTCGTCTACGCCGAAGCCGTCGGCCCGCCGCTCGAGTGGACCTGGACGAGCTCCGGCGCCTCCATTGTCGTCACCTCGACCACCACGCCGCACGTCGGCACGAAGACCATCGAAGGCACGAACGTCGTCGCCGGCGTCTACGCGCAGGGCACCATCGGCAGCGGCAGCATCGACCCGACCGACTACGACCACCTGCTCCTGTTCCTCAAGAGCAAAGCCGCCTGGAACAGCAGCCGCGGCCTGCTCGTGACGCTGCGCCTCTCCGGCGTGCTGGTCGGCGCGGCCGTGCAGATTCGCCGGAGCGGGACGTTCGGCTTCGACTCCGCGCTGACGACCGACTACCAGATGGTCGCCATCCCGACCGCGGCCTTCGCCGTGCCGCAGGGTTCGAGCATCACGCAGGTGCGGCTCGAAGACTTCGGCGGGGCCATCGGCTTCTTCGTCGACGACGTGAGCTTCCAGGTCGGCGCGACGACGGCGGTGGGCGGCGGGCTGACGCAGGACCAGGCCGACGCGCGCTATGCGCCGCTCGTGCATGCGGCGCGGCACAGCAGCGGCGGCGCGGATGCGGTGACGGTCACGGCGCTCGCCGGGTTCCCCGGCGGGACGACGACGTTCCTCCGCGCCGATGGGACGTTCGCGGCGGCCGGGGGCGGCGGCGGCGCGCACGCCACGACGCACGACACCGCGGGCAGTGACCCGATCACGGCGCTCGCGGCCAGTGTCATCACGACCGGCACCATCGCCAGTGCCCGGCTCCCGGCGCGGGTCGGCGCGGTCGGGTTGATTATTGACGGCGGTGGCAGTGCGATCACGACCGGCGTCAAGGGCTATCTGGAGGTCCCCTTCGCCTGTACCATCACGGCGGCGACGCTGCTCGCGGATGTCTCCGGGTCGATCGTCGTCGACCTGTGGAAAGACACCTACGCCAATTATCCGCCCGTCGTCGGCGACAGCATCACGGCGAGCGCGAAGCCGACCCTGAGCGGCGCCCTCAAATCCCGCGATACGACGCTGACCGGCTGGACGACCACGGTGAACGCTGGGGATGTGCTCGGCGTCTCGGTGACCAGTGCAACGACGGTGACGCGCGTGGCGCTCTCGCTGACGGTGCAGGCGACGTAATGGCGATCGTGCGCGTCAACGTACAGGCGAATGAGAGCTGGTCGCCGGGGGTCTCGACCACGTTCAACGCGGGGGCTCAGAGTGCGACGGGCGGCAACGCCCTGGTCGTGTGTGTCGGGGGCAATGCGACGGCGGGGCAAGCGGTCACGGGCGTGACGGATACGGCCGGCAATGCCTACGTCAAAGTCGATCACGTCTTCGAAGCGGGGGATCTCTATCGGGAGGAAATCTGGTATGCCACCAACATCACGGGGCATGCGAGCAATGATGTCATGGTCACCTGGTCGGCCGCGGTGGGGTTTCTGGGCATCACGGTGATCCAGTATGCCGGGCTGGTCACGCCCGCGCCGCTGGACATCACGGCCAAAGGCACCAACGCGGGGGGCATCACGGTGACCTCGAGCGCCTTCACCAGTGCCGCGGATACCGTGCATCTCGTCCTCGGCCGCTGGGGCACGTCGCCCACCTATCCCGCCGGCTTCAGTGAAATTGTCTCCACGACGCAAGTCCATACCGGGGAACGGCTCGCGGCCGGCGCCTACAGCGGCACGTATACGCTGACGGGCGGCTTGGGCTTCAACAAACTGATTCTGGTCGCCACCTTTCTCGCGGCCGGGGCCGGCGGGACCATCGCCCCGGCGCAGTCGTACGTCTGGCTGCCGGTCTAAGGAGTCTCTATGCCTATTCCCCTCGCCATCCCGATCGCGCTGACCGCCGGGTCGGCGATTATGAAACTGTTCGGCGCAAAGAAGTCGGCCGACGCCGCGAAGAAGGCCGCCGAGGTGCAGGCGCAGTCGACGCGAGAAGCGCTGAACCTGCAGCAGCAGCTCTTCCAGCAGTCGCGCGCCGACCTCGCGCCCTATCGGCAATCGGGCGCGACCGCGCTCGCGGCGGGGCATCAACTGATGGGCCTGCCCGCAGCGGCCGCCGACCCGTCGATGGTGCCGCTCTCGCAAATCGGCACGATGCAGCCAGGGCAGCGCGGACCGCTGCCACCGGGGGCGACGCCGAGCGGCTACGCGGTCAATCGCGGCACGGTGCCGGGGTTGCCGGGTGGGCCGGGGAGCATGGTGCTGCTGCGGGCGCCGAACGGACAGACCAAGCCGGTCCCGGCGGACCAGGTCGACTACTATCTGGCGCGCGGCGCCACGAGAGGCTGAAGTATGGCGCTCTATACCGACCCCGAAGGCCGACCCCGCGGTCCCATCCAAGCTCCCGGCATCGCGCCCGGTGCGCCAGCCCCAGGCACGGCGGCCGGTGGTGAGGACTGGTTCGCGTCGCAAGGCGCCCCGCCGGCGGCGAACCCCCTCGCGCCGCCGATTCAAGACGGGATGGGGAGCGCCCAGCAGTCGCTGACGGCCTTGCAGAATAGTCCCGGCTACCAGTTCCGATTGGGTGAGGGCCTGAAGGCGCTCGAGCGCAGCGCGGCGGCGCGCGGCACGCTCCTGACCGGCGGCACGCTCAAGGGGCTGACGCGCTACGGGCAGGAGTTTGCCTCCAACGAATACGACAAGCGCAATCAGCAACTCTTCGGCTGGGCGGGGCTCGGCGCGAATGCCGCCGGCGCCTCGGCGGCGTCGAATACGGCGTATGGCGCCAACGCCGGCAACCTCATCACCAACCAGGGCAACGCGAATGCGGCGGCGGGTGTCGCGGGCAGCAATGCCTACAACCAAGCGCTGGGCGGCATCGGCAACGACGCGATGCAGATGTATTACCTGTCGCAGATTATGCCGCGCACGACGGGCACGCCGCCCTACTTCCCACCGGGCACAACAGGCGGCGGCAACATCGTCGGACCCGGTGGCGTGGGCACGTACTATCCGGGTTATCCGGGCGGCATTCCAAGGTGACCTATGCCGATTGACTCTTCGATCCCCCTCAGCGTCAAGTCGCCGGAGCTCCCCAGCCCGCTGGAGGTGTTCTCCACGGTCACGCAGATCCAGGCGCAGCGCGAAGCCGCCGAGCTCCGGCGCCTCGCCGCGGAAGAGGCGCGGCAGAAGAAGGCCGAGCAGTCGCAACTCGACGAGCTCTATGCGTCGTCGGTGACGACCGACCCGGAGACCGGCCAGGTCTCCATGGACTTCAACAAGATGCTGCGCGATGCACCCGGCCATCTCAAGCCGAGCCTCTACAAGCAGATGGTCGCCGAGCAGAAGGAGATGAACGACCTCATCAAGAGTCGCTTCGACCTCGATGAAAGCGAGCGTAAGTGGCTCGGCGCCCGCGGCCGCGACATCCTGCTGGCAGAGGGGGCACCCGAGGTGTGGCGCACGATGCTGCTGCAAGCCAAGCAGACGCGCGCGATTGACGCACCGACGTATGCACGGTTGAACGCCCTGAGTGCGCCGGAGGACATCCTGCCGGTGGCGAAGGCCTGGGTGCAGGGGGCGAGCGGCACGCAGAAGCTGGAGAAGGTCTCGGAATATAACGCGGCGACCGGGCAGACGGTGGATAAGTTTGTTGTCCCCACGGAAGGGGCGAGCTTTGTCCAGCCCCCGAAGGCGGGGGCCGGTGCCGCCAACCTACAGGCGAAAGAGGTGCTGCTCGATGGTCGTCCGGCGTTGGCGACCTTCAACCCCGATACGGGGACCTTCAACATCGGCGGCCAGGACGTGACGGCGCGCGTGCGCCCCATTCCGCCGCCGAACCCGCTGCAGCTTGTCTCAGTGGTCGGACCGGATGGGAAGCCCGTGCTGGTGCCAGAAGGTCAGGCCGTGGGGAAGGTGCCCGGCAGTGCGGCCGAGGGGCCGGGTGGCGTGAAGCTCTCGCCCACGCAGCAAGAAGACATCTCCACGATGCTGACCGTGCAGGATCTCAGCAAGACGGTACTGAAGCGAGGCGAAGCGACCAGCTGGAGCGGCGTCGGGCCGGTCGCCGGCCGCGTGGGGAGCGTCGCCGCACAATTCGAGGTCGGGAGTCCAGAGGCCGAAGAGCTCCGCAATTTTATCGGCAACATCCAGGGCACCATCGCGAAATTGCGGGGCGGCACGGCGTTCTCCCCCCAAGAGAAGGCGATGCTGGACAGCTATACGCCGACGCCGAATGACAGCGTGCTCAAGATTAAGGCGAAGCTCAAGTCGCTCGACCTGTTCATCACGGCCAAGCGCGAGAACATGCTGCGCGTGGCCGGTGGCGAGTACACGCCGCGCGACACCTCAGTGGCAACGGTCGCCAAAGAAGGCGACGTGAAACCCATCCCAGGGCATCCGGGGACTGAGCAGACCTACCGCAACGGCAAGTGGATACGGACGAAGTAAATGCCACCGCAGAATCCGCTCCCCCCCATCGGCGGCGAAGTCGTCCAAGAGTTGCCCCCCATCGGCGGCGAAGTCGTGACGCGGCCCGCACCCTTCCAGACGACCAACCAGAAGGACGTCTACGGGCACGCCGTCGTCGATGGCGGCCTTGGCGGCTATCTCGAAGAAGCGACGAAGAGCCTCAACCCGCGCCTCATCAACGAGGCCATCCAGCAGGCGTTCTGGCATCCCATCGACACGGCGAAGGCGCTACACAGCGCGCAAGACAAGCTGCGCATCGAAGCGGGGGAAGCCTTTCAGAAGGGCGACACCGCGACGGGCATCCGCAAGATGATCGACTGGCTCATCCCGGTCCTGGGGCCACGTCTGAGTGAGGCCGGCGACTACGGGCAGGAGGGGGACGTCTCGCGGATGCTCGGCGCGACGACGGATGTGGCCGTGAATCTGTTCGGGACCAAAGCGCTGCCGAAGTCGCTGCCGGTCATCCCGCGGCTCGGCGCCAAGCAACCGGCGGCGGTCGCCGAGGCGGTACAGTTCGGGCTGCGTGAAGGCGTGCCGGTGGATGTCGCGACCGCGAGCGGTAATCGGTTCGTTCGTGGCACGCAGCGGCTGACGGAGGAGTCGGCCCTCGGCAGTTTCGTCGCGGAGAAGGCGCGCGGCGCCCAGGCCGAAGCGCTGACCGCGACCGGGGAACGGCTCGCGGCCCGCACCTCGCCGCTGCCGGTCAGTGCGGAGCAGGCCGGGCAATCCGTCCGCAATGCCGTGACGCAGCGCGCGGCGGCCTATGACGCGGCGGCCGATGCTGCGTACACCAAGCTGCGCGCGCTGGAGGCGCAGGCCGCGACCCCAGTCCAGACGGGCGTGACGCCCGCTGGTCAGCCGGTCATGCGGACCATGCTCGCGGTGGATGTCGCGCCGACGAAGGCCGCGATGAAGCCGATCTATCAGGCGCTCAAGGAAGAGAACGCGCTGGTCCCGTTTATGAGCGGGAGCCAGAAGGGCAAAGCGCTCGTCGCGCTGGAGCGCTTGATGAAGGCGCCAGATATGGCGCCGCTCTCCATTGCCGACAGTGCCCTCGGCGAATTGAAGACACTCGCTCGCGTGGATCAGACCTTCCGGCGCACGCCGGGCCAAGGCATCGCGGCCGAAGCGGTGAAGAATCTCGAGCAGGCCGTCCGCACCACGGCGCAACAGGCTGGGCCGGACGTGTTCCGCGCCTTGATGGACGGACGAGCAGCGACCGTGAATAAGTTCAAGACGATCGAACTGCTCGACACGCTGCGCACGGAGCCGGTCGGCGTCTTCAATCAGGCGACCTGGGCGAAGGATGCCGGCGTCGCCCAACTCCGCGAGCTCGCGCGCGTCGCCCCGGACGAAGTCCGACAGGTCGGGCGTGCGTGGTTAGAGAACGCGATGGCGAAGGCGACGGCCGAGGGCGGCTTCGGTCGCGCGCAGGGACTGCTCGCCGATTGGCAGCGGCTCGGCCCGCAGACGAAGCAACTGCTCTTCCGTGATGCGGCGCATGTCAAGGACCTCGATAACTTCTTCCTGCTGGCGAAGAAGCTCGCGGAGAACCCGAACCCGAGCGGGACAGCGTTGACGCTCGCGAAAGGTGGCGAACTGACCGCGCTGGTGACGGCACCAGGGGCCGGGATGACCTACACGCTCGGGGCGCCGCTCGTGGCGAAGCTGCTGCTGGACCCGCGCGCGACGCGGCTGCTGATGCAGGGACTACGGCTCCCCGTTAATGCGAAGGTCGCACGGACGGCATGGCTGGGACAACTGGGCCGCTTACTCGAGAGTCAGCAAAACGCTCAGGTTCCGGCTCTGGCGGACGAGCAGGTGCCGGGAGCAGCGCCTCAGTCACCGCGCCGATGAAGAACGCGAGGGCGAGCGCGGTGACGACAAACCAGAACGCGGTGTTCGTTCCGGCGACGCGCTCATCGAACGGGATACGCAACCAGGCGCGACGGACAAAGGGACGGACGAAGAGCGAGATGATCCAGATCACAAGCGAGGACTCCTAATGCCTGCTGGTCTACTGCCGTGGGTGAAACCCCAATTTACCGATGCCGCCGGCGACCCCGTCCCGAGCGGCAAGCTCTATAGCTTCGTCGCGGGCACCGATACGCCCCAGCCGACCTATAGCGACGTCGACCTCGCGATCGCCAACGCCAATCCGACGCTGCTCAATGCCGCCGGGCAAAGCGCGACGAGCATTTATTTGCTCCCGATCGGCTACAAGTTCCGGCTCGACACCGCCGCCGACGTCACGCTCTGGACCGTCGACGATGTCGAGGACCTCGGCGCCGTCTTCGCCGCGAGCTTCGGCACCCTCGCGACCGAGGGCGCGAAGGCCGTCGTCTCCGGCTACACCACCGTGGCGACCGACCGCCTGGTGACCGTCGCGAGCTCGGGCGGGCCGGACCCCTGCGTCGTCAACCTGCTGCCGGCCGCCGACGCCACGCAGATGCTCGTCGTCAAGAACACCGGCGACGTGGCCGTGAGCGTCACGCCGAACGGCAGCGATGCGCTCGACGGCGCGACCGAGGCGTATACGTTGCCCGGCGCCACCGACACCACGCAGCCGTCCATCATGCTGGCGCCCGACGGCGTCGGGACGTGGTACATCCTCGCGAGCCATCTCGCCGACCCCGGAGCGCCCGGTGCGCCGGGGACCACGCCCGGCGCCTTGGTCTGGGCCTGGCAGGACCGCGGCGGCAATCCGGCCGTCGCCCCCGGAGCGCCCGGTGGCGCACCAGTCAGTCTCGACGAATGGCGCGTGTACTTCTTCTCGCTGTTCACCGACGCCAGTGTCGGCCTGCCCGCCGACGACTTCGAGGCGCAGCTGCTCGCGCTGGTCGATGACGGGATGCTCGTCAACGCGGTGCCCGGTGAGACACCGTCGGTCGCGTGGCCGTTCTATGGGATCAAGTTGATCGTCGATGGCAGCGGACACCCCCGCGGGCGCATCCAGCTCCCGACGGCGGTCCCCGATGCCAATGGGTATTACACGCATGAGTTCCAGGTCATCGCGGACGCCTAATGCGCCGAGAACATGTGTGATAGGCGTAGTACGCCAACAGCGCTGCTTGTATGAACTGCAGGGCAATACCGAGCCATGTGTGGCAGAACGGTGTGCGCTGTTGAGTCATCAGCGGGGCGGCTCCCGCAGTTCCAAGAGTGCCTGGTGAAACGCCGCCCGCATTAGCTGCTGCATCTCGGTGCGGAATTCAGGGTCACGCAAGAGATCGCGCGCCATCTCCTCCGCGATGGTGTCCGTCGTGCGAGTGAGGACATTCACCAGGGACGTGACGGTTTGATTGCGGACGAGGTCAGCGAGCAGTGTGTTCATGTGCTACATTGAACCATGCCCAAGCGAGCGAAGCAACCATCTGAATCAAACTTACCGCCACGCCCGGAAGGGTTCGCGGAATACATGCAGGCGATTGCCCGGCGCGGCGGGAAAGCCAGCGGCGTCAGCCGCATGATCAACCTCACCCCGAAGCAGCGCTCGACCATCGCCAGAAAGGCCGCACGCGCCCGCTGGAATAAAAAAAGCGAGGGAACGTCTTGACATGCTGAACCGCGTTCAGTAGACTTAGCAAATCAGACGCGCCGCGACGCTGTGACAAGCAACGCCGCGACGCTAACACACCAGCCGCCATAGGAGGGCGGCCGTCATGCTGAAGCCAGTATCGCACTACTTCCACGACATCGACGACGCCGAGGTCGCCATCTGCGGCCACCGGCGCCAGGACGCCGAGCGGCACACCCTGCGCCCGACCTGCCCGACCTGCGCCGACTTCCTTGCGGGGGAGCTCGCGGCGGTTGACGCCTCCGCTACACTGCTGACGGCCGTGCTCGACAAGGTCTACGCTGCGATGGGAGACCGCCGATGAAGCGCGTGCTTGTCTATGAGGACGTCGCGCGCGGTGCCGCGTCCGTGACCGTTCAACTCATGCCGCCGCAGCCTCCACCGCCCGCGCCCGCCTGGTGCCAAGCGCTCGCGCAGTCGATCGTCACCACCGCCAACGAGTGGGCTGAGGAGGGTGCCAGCGAGAAGCAGCTGGTCGCGGCCATCGCGGACCTCCTCGAGGAGGAGCTGCTCGACCAGACCATCATCGAGCGGCTCGCCAACGTCTACACCGTGGACACCGACCAGGCCGCCCTCATCGCGCTCGTCCGTGACGCACAGCAGGACGTGGAGCGTGTGCGATGAGCACCGCTCTTGCCCTCGTCCCAGACACCACGCTCGCGGTCCCCGACAAGGGCTCGCCCTTGCCCGTGTTCACCGGCACCGAGATGGCCTCGGCGTTGTTCGCCTATCGCGAGCTGCAGCAGGCGCTCGACCGCGCCATGCCCGACCAGATTATGAGCCTCGACGGCAAGCCCTTCAGAAAGAAGGGCTACTGGCGCGCGTTGGCCGTGGCCTTCAACCTGACCGTCGAACCCGTCGACGAGCGCCGCGAGGTGCATGGCACACTCGACGATGGCAGCGACAACTACGTCTATGTCATCACCTATCGCGCGGCGACGCAGACGGGTCGCGCGGCGACGGGTGACGGCGCGTGTGCCGCGGCCGAGAAGCAGCGCGGCCGGATGAAGGCGAGCGAGCATAACGTGCGCTCGCATGCCCACACGCGGGCGTACAACCGGGCCGTGTCTAACTTGGTCGGCTTCGGCGAGGTCAGCGCCGAAGAGGTGGACCGCGAAGGTCCCGTCGCGGTGTCCCGACCGGCGCCGACGATGGTCAAGCCGGCCGGCGTCGAGGACTGGCTCGACACGATGGTGGCGACGGCGGCGAAGGGCACGGCGGCGCTCGAGCAGGCCTGGCACACGTCCGACGCCGCGTATCGGCGCTATGTGTCGCTGCCCGCGATGCGCTCGCGCTGGCAGGCCATCAAGGACAGCGCGGCGCGGGTGGCGCGATGAAGGTCATCGCCTGCGACCAGCGCACCCCGGAGTGGCATCAAGCGAGGCTCGGGGTCTTGACCGGCTCCCGCGCCTCGGACGCCTTCGCGATGCTCAAGAAGGGCGGCGAGTCCACCAGCCGCCGGAACCTGCGACTGCAGCTCGTGTTGGAAAGACTAACCGGGCAGTCCCAGGAGTCGGGCTACGTCAACGCGGCGATGGAGCGCGGCATCCTGCTCGAGCCCGACGCCTGCGCCGCCTACGAGGCCGAGACGGGCGTGCTCGTCACGTCCGTCGGCTTCATCGCGCACGATACGCTCGCGGCGGGCTGTTCGCCGGACGGGCTGACCGAGGACGGGCTCATTGAGATCAAGTGTCCCGGCGCACCGGCGCATCTTGAGTATGTGCGTGGCGGCCTGCCGCTGGAGTACCGCACGCAAATCACCCACGGGCTGTGGCTGACGGGGAAGGCGTGGGCCGACTTCGTCTCGTATCATCCCGACTTCCCCGAGGCGCTGCAGCTCAAGGTCACGCGGCTCTACGCGCGGGACATCGACCTCGCGGCCTACGAGCTGAGCGTGCGGTTGTTTCTGTCGGAGGTCGAGACGGAGCTCGCGCAGGTGCAGGCGTTGTCCGAGGTGACCGCGGTGGCGTAGACTAGGCGCCTCTGGTTTGGTCATGCCCCGTCGCGTGGTTGGCGCCCCGCGGCGGGGATTTTTCTGTACGGCGGGGGGGTTGACGCGGTCGTCTACCATGGTCTGCGGCGGCTGACATGACGAAACTCTGTAAGTGCTGTCAAGAATGGAAACCGTTCACGGACTACCACTGCAATCGCGCAGCACGCGATGGCCGACGCGATGTCTGTAAAGCGTGTGCCATTGCGAAGACACGCGCATGGCAGCGTGAGAATCCTGAGCAGCGGCAGCAGTGGGAAGACGCCCATCGCGACACGCGGCTCGCGCGGAAACGGCAGCAATACCATCAGGATGGACCGTCGCAACGCGAGCGAACGCGGCGGTGGCGGGCGCTGAATCCCGACACCTTCAAACAGGCCGTGCGTCGCTGGGCCGTGGCCCATCGGGACCGATGCGCGGCGTATATCCGTGAGCGCCGTCGCATGGAAGCCCAAGCGATGCTCGGCTGCCACAAGCGCGACTTGCGACCGATTTACGATCAGGCCGTCGCCTTAACCCGGCAGACCGGCATCCGGCACAACGTGGATCACATCGTGCCGTTGAGACATCCGCTGGTCTGTGGGTTGCACGTTCCGACGAATTTGCAAGTGCTCACGGCAGAGCAGAATCGTCTGAAGCACAACAGCTTCACGCCGTTGATGACCTGTAATTTTTAGTTTTCATAGCCGCCGTTATCAGACCCTCTACCGTTTGATCGCCATGCCGTACACAGCACAAGAGCGAGCGAACGCCCTGCGGTATGCGTTGGCCCTGATGCGTGATCGACTCACCGTCGAAGCGCCATTGAATGCGGCGGCCATTCAGCGGCATATTGACGCGCTGATCGAACTGGTCGCGACGGCGCCGCCCTACGAAGACCCGGCATTCACGGATGACGATCCGTCCACCGTGCCAGAAGGGACCGGCGATACGTGGGGACCGCCGCTACGGAAGCCAGTCCGTTGACGGCGACCAGTGCCACGTTGGCGGGGCTGGTGTGACGATGCTCTATCCCGTACGGCTCTGGCCGATGGTCGTGCGCTTCTGGCTGACCGATCGCCTGCCGCGCTGGATCGCGATGCGCCTGCCGCGCAAGGTGGCGCTGTTTGCGTTCATCAGGGTCTATGCCGTGCTGGGAACGTGCGGCCCGGAGTATGACGCCGCCTACAAGGCATGGGAGCGGCGGGACCGGTGTTAGGGCTCGCCCTCAATAGCGAGCCGCTCGCCTAGCGGGTCACACTCGCAGGGGCCGCCAACGGGACAGCCGCATGGCATGACGGCGTGACCCGCGCATCGGTCAGTGCCAGACTGCGCCGGTTGGGTGCAGTACGAATGCGCGCAGGTGCGGAACCGCGGGCGACCACCCTTCCGGCCGTTGGCGCGGGCGGCGTCCGTCTTGGCCTCGCTGCGGACCTTGCCGCCCTTGCGGCCCAGCGCGACGGCGGCGGGGTTCTTACGAGCCATCAGTAGTCGCCTCCGTCAGCGTAGAACACGGCCGCGCACGCGGTGCACCGCTGGGCGGCGTCCTCGACGCGGTGATCCGGGCATGTCGCCGCGCCGCAGTCCCCGCACGTCGCCAGCGGGTTGCTAGCATCGGGATGGGTCGAGCATTCCGTGATGCGGTCGTCCACCGACAGGCAGAGGGCGCAAAGTTCTACCTGGGGTGCTTCGTGACGGTGTGTGTGCGGCATGGGAGAAGCATAAACCGAAGCGGTTGGGTTGTCAAGGGGCGAAATTGAACAAAGCGACGGCTGTCATTGTCCAGGCGTTACCCGTGGCGTTGCTCGTGGCGCTGGTGGTGTTCTTTTGGGTGTGGATGTCGCTCTGACGGC